TGGCTTAACGGAAAGGTCGAAGACACCAAATCTTCCACTTGGTACCCATGCGTTTACAACAACGTTTAGACCGTAGAGTTGTCCTACTAGTCCTCCTGTTGAAAGCATTTGACCGAATGGTCCGCTTCCTGCGGCGGTAGGCATAACATTACCACCATCTGCTGCTGTTACTGCATTAGCTGTGGTAAATACACTAGCGAAGTCAGCCATTTTCAACATATTCTCGTATTGTGCTGGATTAATGAACAAGTGTGTTGCATTGTATCCGTGTTTAGACATACGGGAAATTGATGAAGCGACATCAGTTAGTGTAAATGAGTTGAGACCTGTGGAGGTACATGCATTGTATGAAGCTGCACCAGATAAGATAGTTACGCCTTGATTTGCGTAGTCATCTAATCTACTTGCAGTTCCTGTCAATGTTGCTTTTGCTCCAAGGAACGCACCATTTTCTGCCTTACTGAAATCAGATAAATTAGATTCGTCTGAAGTAGCTGCTAAGTAAGCTCCACCGGTTTGTTCAGTAATGTCTGAATAGACACCACCTGAAATTACACCAGTTTGTAGAGTTGAGTCACCGACACCAAATATTACGTTTGTAACGTGTTGGGTCATGTGTCTGTCTACAGCTCTGCGGGCTTCGTTCAAAGCCATTTCTACTTCGTTGAATCTTGAATCTTCAATCATTCTTCGGGTTACACCAATTGCTATACCCCACTCTTTAACTGCCACTCTTTCAGAGCGTAGTTTTGTGTGTTGGTATTGCGGAGTTGTACCTTCTTCTAGTTGTTCTAGCTTCATGCTAGGTTTGCCGAAAGTAATATCAATATTACCACCTGTATCGGTAGACATTGGGTCTGCAAAGAATTGCATGACTGGAAGGTCTGCGACCTTGTAATCAATAATTGCGTCTTTGTAGTCAATGAGTACTCTTTCACCTGTTCCGCCAGTGTTGGCGTAGGAACCTGTGTTCAAGGTTGTCAATAGACCGGGAGTTGCGTCGACCATAGTTTATCTCCTTAGAGGGTCTGACATTTCGTCAAACCTGCTCCTCCGTTTGTTTCTAGCGTGACAGCTTGTGCTTTAGGTTTGGTTGTTGCGTTTGTTGCGGCCACTAATTGACCGGGAACTGCTGTACCCATCATTAAAGCTATACCTGTACCCAAAGCAGCACAGTTGATGTTTAGAATTACTCCAACACCTGTTACTACTGAACATACGGCACCTGCATCTGCGTCTACTAATGCTATACCTGCGTAGGCGAAACATTCGCCTCCACCGTCGCCCGTATCTGCTAATTGTACTTTTCCAGTACCATCGATAGATACGGCCATTCCGGCTGTGATATCTTCCAAGGCTACGTATGGTAAAATACGAGCTGGAGCTCCACCGTCGTTAATTAAAATTTCTGTTGCCATATTTAATCACCTTTTAGGTAGTAGTCTCGGTTCAATTTGATTTTCCCGTCAACTACTTTCATACCGAACTCTCTTTTGGTTTCTGGAACTTCACCTTCTTCAGCTGTTTTTCCTTTACCGAATGAACGTTCGACGTCGTTGCTTGGCTCTGGCATTGCTGCTAGAGCGTCGCTAAATCCAGTCAATCTGGATTCATCCCAAGCGGAAAGTTCTTCTACACGAGCATCTTTTGAAGATTCTTCGATAGTACCGAATAATACTTCTTTAGATATGATTGCTTCTACTGCTTCAACTTTTCTTGCTTCTGCTTCTTTGGTTAATCTTTCTTCTTCTGCTGCTTTGAAAGTTTTTAATTCTTCCATAGCTGCTTTGAATTCTGATTCAATTTCCTTTTTTGAAGCTTCTGCCTCTTCTAGTTGTGTTCGTAGAGAAGCGAACTCGCGTTCGACAATGCTTTCTGCGTCGGATTTTACTGGGGTTTCTTTTATATCTTCTGACATAGTTTTTACCTCTGTTTGTTCTGACTCACATCCACATGCTCCTTCGTGGCCACCACAACCACAGTCGTGGTCGTCATTAGGGGCATCTGTGTTACATTTCGTTTCTATCGTACATTCTTTACAGACTGGGTCCATCTTTTCATTGTCAATGAAACTTACCTCTGTAGGACGAATATTAGTGGCATAATTGTCACCCATGACGTCAATATCGTTTGAGAACCAATCGATACTAACATGTGTCATGTCTCCTTCCTTAACTTTTTCCATTACTTCTTGACCACGGCCATATTTGTTAGATACTGTTGCCAGCATCTTAATAGCGGTCTTTCCATTATCCATCTCAATCAACTCAGGATTAGCAGCCATGCCGATTAAGTCCTCAGTTGTACGTTGATGGTCTACATATATCGGGAGTTCTGAAAATTTCCCTAAGGAATCTTTCAACATACCACCTTCAATATAAACTTGATGTTCTTCTCCTTCTTCTTCATATTCATGAAGACCGGATGTAATAGCGATTACTGGGAATGATACAGAGTCTATTCCCTCATCACTGGAAAATTTAATATTATCTTCTTCACCCATTGATAACGCAAATGTTCTGCGCGTAGGTTCTGTAGACTTACTCTCTGCAAATCCCCGCTCGACGCCATTCTCTTGCGCCCACATGCTACACATGCCAGCTGCAATCTCTTCAGGGTTATCAAAACCCCTCTTCTTCAGGTTAGCTTTTGTGCTTATCATACATTTTTCAAATGTCATTTTCTATCTCCTGTTGCGTTTGCGGAGGGCTTGTTGCCCCTATTCTGTGCTCTAGAGGATTCTTCTTTCTTATCTTGATTCTTTCCTCCAGAGATGTTTGCATTCTTATCACTTTTTTCTTTCTTGATAGGAGATGCCTTTACGTCTTCAGAAGTTTCCATATCTAATTCAGTAACTCCTTCAGGGTCTAAACCTCTCTCTTCTCTAACTTCACCCGGTGATAGTACACCTTCAGAAAGATATATCATATCAGTCTTAGCTTTAGTGAATGCATCATCTGTATTAATTTGCCTGAACTTAAATCTAGCTTCGCCTTTCTCTAATTGAGGCATAAGCTGGGAGTTAAGTGCTCCTTCAATCATGGTTTGTAAGTATCTTACATAGGGTTCAAAGATTGGACGTGCCTTTTCTGGGTCTGTCCACATTGTTCTTGGTGTTTTAAGAGCCAAATGAATTTTATCTAATATATCATCAGTATATTTTCCATATTCAAAAGCACGTTGTGTACCTTGAAGCTCTTTAATTTGTATATCGTTTCCGTGAATTATATCTTCGCCGGGTGCTAATGTATTAAATGCATCTACAATCTCATTAATCTTATCAGGACCATATGGCATATCGGGTAAACCACATGATACATCAAATCTACTTGTAGCATATTTATTTAATGCAGCACCTATGTCTCTCTCAGCGTAGTCTTTTAAATCCACTAGATAAAGTATTGGGTGTATATCTGAAAGTCCATACGCAAAATCATCAAATTGATTATTTTTCAACTCTATGATTTCATCTTCTTCAAAACGTATATTCTCTTCATCATCTCCTATTTTTTGGTAATAATATTCTACTTGACCGTGCTCATTCCTTTTAACATACATGTTTTGGCTTGAGCGTAAAACTAAATTGTCTCCAGTCCATTCTAAATATCCCGTACCAAATATACGAGCATTCCTTATCCATCCATATAATATATGTTCTATATTTATATCTCGGAACATTTCTTCCAATTCTTCCCTCACTTTGTCGTCAGCTGTTACAATATCAAAATTATCTTTAACAGCGTATAAGCATGGTAAATCTATAAGACTTCTAACAATAGGGTCTGATAAGTAAACGTTCATATAAGTTCGATTCTTACCTACGTGTGGTTCATAATCTTTACTTTGACCAAAACCACCAAATCCTTTGTTTATTTTTAGTCTTTGAATTACACCAGCACCGAAACTGCGTGGGTCATCTTTTTTAACCGTAGGATTGCTTCCGATACTGGCAAAACTACGTCTAACTCTATCTATAAACGACATGGCTATTTAATATTAACTCTAAAGGGTATATAAAGTTTTTGTTAGAATCCACGCAATGTGTGCTTGTTCAATGTCACTTTGCGTCGTGTTGTTGTAAAAAGTGGACCAGTTGAGTGAGATTGTCTCGATAAACTGTTTTGTTTATTAATAGGTGATGATATTATACTTTGACCAAAATTACCTGTCATTGGAAGCATACTTA